GGTCGGCTCATCAAGATCACTATCCTGCGGGCTGCTGGGCATCGCATAACCAAGGCGAACGCCCTGAGCGTTCCATTCAGCGATCATGGCATCCAAGCGCCGCAGAGCGCTCTCAAGCTGTTCAGGCGTGAGGTCAAAGACGTAATCTGCCAGCCCGATCTCGTTGAAGGCGGCGGTTACAAACTGGCGCTTGGTATATCCCATCAGAATTACCTTTTAGCGTTATCAGGGAGAGGCTTAAAAGCACCCTCTTCTGGAGCAGTAGCAAATACAGGAAGCCCACGATCCAGACGATATTTCGCCCAGTTTTCCGCTTTCGCCTGTATATTTCGCATCATATCAGGATTGGCAGAAAAAATCTGCTCCTCTGGAGTCGACAACAAATAATCAACTTCAGATTGTGTTAGGCCAGGGACCATTGATGGGACATGGTATTTTTTCCCATTCACTTCCACACCGATTGATATTTCGCTGCTCTTCCAATCAGGCTTATCCTTGCGAGGAAGATAACCAAAATATCCATTGCCTTTCACAGCATTATCAAATGCGGGAATTTGTCCGCCCCATTCTTTATCAGGCAAAACTGATCCACCGAATCTTGGACCATATCCTCTATTGGGAACAGGGACACTTACATCAGGACTGGGCGCATTGAATCGCTTCAAGATTTGCTCAATCTCGCTTTCAGGTGCCGCAGTTTGACTTTTATCCCCTTCGGCCACTTATCCCTCCAAAGCGTCTGCAATGCGTTCAGCCAGCTTCTTATCAGAAGTTCGCGCATTAAACGAGACTCCAAGTTCTTTTGCCTTGGCCTCCAGTTCATCGCGGGTCGGATCAGACACCTCGTCCACGGCATCTTCAAAGGCTTCGGCAGCCTCAATGATCTTGCCAGCGAACTTACCGGCCACAGCTTCCTCGTAAGACGGAAACCAGCCCTTGGCGATCAGCTCCTTGTACGCCGCAGCATCAGCAGCGCCAGTGGTCTTATAGGTGCCACCGCGAGGCTTCTTGTGCGGACCAGGAGTCTTGTAAAGAATAGTTGGGAAATCGGTCATGTCACTTCTTCCTCTTGGGAGCCTTGCTCGGCTTACCTGCCTTCTTGGCAGCCTTGCGCGCTACGTTGAGGGCGATGGCAACAGCCTGCTTGCGTGGCCGTCCTGCGCGCTCTTCCATAGCAATGTTCTTGCCGATGCTCGTGCGGCTGTATCCCTTTTTCAGCGGCATTCTATCTCTCCCAAAGGAATCAGGGGGCGACCGAAGCCGCCCCCGTCATCATTACGCCTGGTTGAAGATCAGAACACCAGCCATTTCGGGGTTGGTGCAGACCACGCCATAGAGCGTATCCAGAGTGTAGAGGGTCTGGAAGGTCAGCGGGTCAAACCGCTTGGTCATGACCAACTCAATGCCCTGATCGGTCGAAGCACGGAGCACATCGGCACCGGCACCGTCCGGCACAGCGTAACGACCCGGAAGCAGTTCAAACGCATCCTTGCGCCAGAACGGGTTCAGGTTCGAAGCCGTGGTGTTCAGGAAGTTGATGGCAGCCGTGGCCGAGGCCGAGGCAACATCGATGTTCTGATACTGAAGTTCAGCATCAGTGCCACCACCAGCACCGATCATCGGCGGCGAGATCGTCATGGTCGTGCCACTGTCAACCGAGATAACGCGGAACGTCTTGAGTTCGCCCGTGCTACGCTTGGTGATGTGGTGGACCGCTTCGATGCCGTCGATGGTGAAGCAATCGCCAGCAACAACGCCAGTCGTCGAGGAGACGGTGACGGTCTGATAGCGGTTGTCCACGTTCAGGACACCAGCAACGCTGTTGGTGGTCGCCTGCGGCACATACTCGACCTGAGCGCCGTTGGTGGCGATGGTCGGGGTCGCAGCGTTGGCAACGCAACGGTTGGCGTAATCGAGCTTGTAGGTCTCGAAGCCAGCCACGGGGCCAACATACGAACGCTCGTAAGCGTTAGCCGACTTGTTGCCGGTGAACGAACGGGTCGCCACCGCCAGGTTGCCAGCCATGCCGTTGTAATCGCGGCTCGACAGAGCGAGGTAGCGATCTTCGGCCATAACGCCCTGCTCGTTCATGATGCTGTCGCACAGAGCCACATCATCATAGTCACCGGCAGCGGAGGCAACCGTGACGACCAGAGTGCCCTGGGCAGCCGCAATGTCCATCACCGACAGGTTGATGTCCGAAGCGAGCTTCTGCTTGGCAGCAGCACCCAGACGATCTTCCTGGAGCGCGTCACGCAGTTCCAGAGCGTCCATCTGCCACGCCGAACCCTTCGAGAAGCCGAGGGTCGCGGGGACCGAAAGCTGGGTCATGGTGGAAACATCGCTGGCAATCGAGGTGCCAACGGTGCGATCAAACGACTGAGCGATGTAGGGCTGCGGACGCCAGATGGTGTCACGAGCGCGTTCCATCGTCACGCCGTTGGTCTGATAGACGTTGATGTTCTTCGACAGAATCAGAGCGTCGTTGAAGCCTTCGAGGATGTTCTCAAAGGCAACGATCTCTTCCTTGGAAAAGGCATTAGCCATTGTACTTACTCCAAATTAGGTTTTCTTGCCGCGCTTGTAAGCCATGACCTTTGACAAATCGCCGGTCTTGAGGGCTTCCTCACGCAAGCGTTCAAGGGTTGAGTCCACAGAACCTGAGATGCGTCCACCGCCACTGGTGATGGTGCGTTCAGGCGCTGCTGCTGCCTTACGATTGGTGACTTTCAACTGCGTCTCCAGTTTTGCAACCGCGAAGGCAAACTTCACGGGGTCAGTGATAGAAGCGAGTTCCTTGGCCTTCTTCTGGCTTTTGCCGAGCGCGTAGATCAGAACTGCGGGATTTTCAGAGCCTTGGAGAACGATTCCCTGCTGCGTTACGTTGAAGGTGTCGAGAGCAAACGCTTCTGCATCCTCATAGTCACGCACCTTGAGAGAGGCTTTCGCCTTCTCATACGAGTCCAGCTTGTCCTGCCATGCTTTAGCTTCAGCATCTCGCTGGGCTATAGCTTCGGCTTCGGCTGCATCGAACTGACGTTTTTCGTCATACCATGCAGCGAGCTTCTGCTCGTATTCAACGGAATCGAAGTCGCAACTTTCAAGCGTCGGCTTCTTGCTTAGGGCGACTGGCTTGGTCTCAGTCTCACTGGCATTCAGCTTGGCTTCGAGTTCACGGATCTTCCGCTCTTTTTCCCGATTCGACTTACGCAACTCGCGCACCCATTCCGGCGCACGGGCTTCTTCTTGAGGTGGCGATTCCTCACCTATGGAAATTACGACTTCATCCTCGTCACCATCATCTTCCACTTCGGCTTCCGGTTCCTGGGTGGCATTGGTCTCACCCTCGGCTTCGGTCGCATCCGTTTCGATCTCAATGGCATCGAGCGTTTCGTCGTTCTCCAGTTCTGCCGTTTTCATCATTTACCCCATCAACTCACCCAAATTGCGTGGTGGGTGGAACCACATTCAATGGGCGCTGCACCGCAGCACCAATCTTTTCAGCCGTCTCGATAGCAGCCTTGCGCTGATCGATGTCGATGTTCGAGAGCGTCTCCATCGTCTTGGCCTTCGTCTCTTCAGCACGAGCCAGACTGTATTCGGTATTGGCCTGAGCCTGCACTGCCTTGGCCTGCGCTTCAGCAGCCGCAGCCATCAGATACTGGCTCTGCGGATCGGGTTGCTGGCCCTGTGCCATCATGGCCTGCATCATTGCCATCTGTTCTTCCTCGGTCGGCTGGAGAACGCCGATCTGCACCAACTTCTTGCGGAAGAAGTCCTTGATGTCGCCAATGCCTTCGCCGTCCATATTCATGATCGCCATAGACTGAAGGATCATCTGCGTCTCAGGATCGCTGGTGACCTGCATCATGCCAGTGAGAGCGCGCACGGTTGCCTCGCGGCGGCTGGTGAAGGACGGACCAACGTCAACAGCCACATCGAACGTGGCCTGACTCAGATCGTTCTCATAGACCAGTTCGCCAGTCTCAGCGTCGATAGTCGGCTTCATCAGTTCAACAGACTGAACCTCGTCCATCTCGCCAATGGTTTTCATACGCCGTTTTTCCTCGACGTAGATGTCCTTTGCCATTGACAGCCAGATTTCACCGCAGCGCCGCATGGCCTTCGCCATGTTGGTCATGTAGATGAACGTCTGCATATCCAGACGGGTCTGGATCAGTTCGACAGCCTTGCCGCTGATGCCACTGGTCAGCTTCTCGGCCTGCTGGTTGTTGCCGAGGATCTCAGCCATGTCGGCTTCGGTCAACTGAAGCAGCGCAGCCATTGCAGGCGGAATGTCCGATGACTTGGTATAGGCAACCGGGCCGCTGATCTGCTGCTCGCCATTCGGGCCAGTGATCGGATTGACCAGCAGATAAGGATAATTGCGGATGTTATCCTCAGACCACATGACCTGATGGCCTGCAACCTGCTCCGGCACAAGGATAGGCTTCTCGACAGACGAGAGTGCGCTGATCTCACCCAGCTTGGAGAGCTGCATATTCTTCAGGCGCTGCGGATCTTTCGCCAGGCGCACATGGCCCATGCAACGCTCGACGTTATCCACGAACCACCGCTTCCCATAGTAGGGAACGATGGGAATGTTCTTGCCAGCGATATAGCCGCAATCCTCAAGGATGCCGCCACCGCTCATGATATACTTGTGAACCTTGCGCCGCTTCACTCGCTTCTGACGCACCTCGATGGTGCCGACAGCCATCAAGGTTTCTTCGAGCGTTTCATCCGCGTCAAAGTCAGCCTGGGTATAGCGTTCCTCTTCGCCTTCGATGGTCTGGAAGATGCGGATCGTCTCGCGCACTTCCTCGACGCGGTAATACTCCGCCACGAACACAACGTCAGGCGTATCCCAATCGAACTCGTACTGATGGATTTCCTTCGGCCAAGTGGTCGGGTCATCGTTCCACTCAGCCATGTAGGCTTCGCGAGTTACGGAATAGAGGACGAAGCAGTATTTCGCGTCTGACTTGTCCTGCTTTTTGGCATCAAGGTCAAAAAACACGGAGCTGTCAGCATCATAGATCGGCTCGAAGATGATGCGCTGCTTGTCGTTCTCGTCGTCCTCTTCATCTTCATAGATGGTACGGAGCCGCCATGCACCGAAGCCACCGCCGACACCTTCCTCAAAGGCGTTGTCATAGGCTTCGTCAGAGGTGCTGTCCTGCTCGTCAGCCCGGTAAAGGCCATTGCAGGTTTCAGCCAACTTGTCGTTCTTGGTCCCGTCCTTGGAGACAAAATCAACAGTGATGCGGTTGTTGCGATATTCGTTGATGATGCGGATGACGCTCATGTGAATCTTGTTCACTTCGAAGCGTGGCTTGTTCTCGAACTGCTCGCCAATCGGGCCTTCCCACTGCGCCCCGGCGATGGAATAGAAACGACGATCTTGCAGGCATTGCAGGCGCTCGTCCCGCATAGATGATTGGCAGCGATCAAACTCGTTCAGCGCCGCCTCATGCACATTGGCGAGGCGTTGGTCTTTAGTGAGTCGAGCCATCCATTACCACCTATTCACTGTTGCCAGAGGCTGGACTTCGACCGGCTTCCTAGGAGCCGCACGCCGACTGGCCTCGCACGCATATCTCAACGCATCTATCAAGTGATTATCACGATCTGCCAGAACTGGCAATATCGCGCCTGTCAAGGGGTCAGACTTGTAGCTGTAACAGGTCAGCTCGTCGATTGTGTGCTGGCATCGAGGATGCACCACGATGTCATGGGATTTGAGCCATTCGATGCCTTCCTCGATGGACTTCGGCCCTTTGACTGCCGCCATGATCTTGGGAAAGCCGTGCCGCTGCATATGGCTAATCGTCTCTGGCCGTGCGCTGTCAGCCACGATGGGCCACTTTTCGGACTCTGGCACGGTCAGGAATAGATCAGGCGTGTCCATGATCTCGCAGCCAACGCGATAAGCCTCGTGATCGACGTAGATCGTGCGGCCAATGACATGGCAGCGGATCAGGACGGTGGGATCGGTGGCAAATCCCCAGTCAGCACCGAAGCGATGGGTCGCATCTTCTGGGGCCTCGAACTCTTCGATCCGCCAGTTGCGGAAGACGCGGGCTTCGGAGTTGCTGACGTATCCGCCAAGCCAAACGTGCTTGTATTTGTCAGGGTCTCGGCCTCGGTCATATTCCATCTCCGCTTTGAGAACGTCAGGAAACCAAGGATTGTCCTTGTAATTGACTTCGGCAACGATGCTGCTTGGCGGTGGATTTTCTCCACGCAGCAGCACATCAACTGGATCGCTGGCCTGATTGGGATTCCATGTGAACCACAACTCAGACTCAGGCTTGCGAATGGTCGGGCGGAGCAAGTCAAGGCTGCGCTGGGACAGACTTTGCGCTTCTTCGCACCAGGCGCAGTCATAGCCTTCGAGCGACTTGATGGAGTCGCTGGTGTGGTTCTGCATCCCTTGAAAGATGATTAGGCCATCGCCATGCCGCGATTTGATCTGGCTCTCTTGGATCTCGAAATAGGACTGCACGCCAAGCTGTTCGATCTTGAGTTCAAGCAGGCGCTTGACCGACTGTGCCAATGACTTCTGGATCTCGCGCACGCAGACTGTGCGGCGCTTCGGGTCCATAACGTGCGCCTCAATGACTGCCTCGGCAAAGGCGTGCGACTTGCCAGAGCCGCGCCCACCATGCGCGCCCTTGTAGCGGCTGGGCTTCAGGAACGGCTTAAACCAGCGCGGTGTCTTAATCGTCAGCGTCTGTGCCATCGATCACCTGGCGCTGAATGCGATTGACCAGATTGCCGCTGATGTTCAGCTTCGCAGGCTCGTTGTATCCGTGCATCGCGTTCAGTTCTTTGACCGCAGCAACCTTCACGGAACCAGATCCTTCGCGATATGCCTGCACCAAAGCCTTGACCGACATCTCACGGGACCAGAGCTGCTTTTCTTGGACTTGAGATCGAAGCTCGGCAATTCTTTGGGTGATCTTAGGGTTTTTCATCAGCTTTGACGCTTGGACGTAAACGCTGTTCTCTTTCATATCCGAAGCATCATAAGCTGCGCGGTATGAATCCGCCTGCCCCAGACCATCAGCGATACCTTGGCAGAACGCTTCCTGCTTTGCTGTCAGCTTAACGTGAGGCATCGAAGGTCTCTCCCGTCTCAGCGTGAACGGCTTGCTGACCAGTGAAGTCCTGCCAACGCTTGATGATTACATCGCAGTATTTGGGATCAAGTTCCATTAGCCGAGCCTGCCGATTGGTCTTTTCACAGGCGATGAGCGTGGAACCAGAGCCGCCAAATAGGTCGAGAACTATGCAGTTTGCAACACTGCTGTTTTCAATTGCTCTTTGGCAAAGTTCGACAGGTTTCATCGTTGGATGAACCTTGGCTTCCGTTGTTCTATCGCAATGCCAGATGGTGGTTTGCTTCCTGTCCTTGACGCGAACTCGACCAGAACCTTCTTTCCAGCCAAACAGGCAAGGCTCGTTCTGTGAATGATAATCACCTTGAGACATTGTTAGGCTTGGCTTCACCCATTGGATCGTTGATGGACGCGCCTGCTTAAATCCTGAAAGCCTAAATGCGGAAATAAACTCAACAGCATCTTCATCGGTCAAGCCTTCGCTCGGCTCCGGCTCCAGCAGCCCATCGAGAAATTTATCATCGAAGCCTAGCAGCCCCAGATCGAATCCTTCCAGGTTCAGATCCTCGATCTCCGCTTTCAGCATATCGATGTCCCAACCAGCATTGAGCGCCAGCTGGTTATCAGCGATCACCAGTGCGCGCTGTTGAGCCTTGGATAGATGATCGAGGATGATGGCTGGCACTTCCTCCATGCCCAACTTGCGTGCCGCCAGCAAACGACCGTGGCCAGCGATGATCGTGTTATCGCCATCGATGAGGATTGGATTCGTCCAGCCAAACTCTTTGATGCTGGCAGCGATCTGAGCGACCTGGGCATCAGAATGCGTGCGGCTATTGGCTGCGTAGGGAATTAGGTCTGCGACTAAGCGCGATTCGATCTTCGGTGTCATCTCAGTTCCCGTTTTCGGTCTGGTTCTCACTCAATACATCAGGGCCACCATTGTGGCAACGTTCCAGCCGCTCGACCACCAGTTGAAAATAACCGATGCAGTCAGCCCAAGAATCAATGTAGGTCGGATCGCCATTCAAGATGCGGCTGATCTTGGAAGCCACCATCTCCAAACTTTCGCGCTGATCGGCTGGCAGCTTGGCCCAGTTGGTCGAGTGCCGCATTGCAGCCTTGATGTTCTGAGCGACCAGAGCAACCTCCCCGTATCCATTCTTGGCGTATCGCTCGCCACGTTCAGCGAGTATCTTGTCTATTTCCATGTCTCAATTTTCCTTCCCGTATCGGTAACGTCCGCATCGTCGGTAACTGGTAACGGTCCCTTAAGGGACCGATTACTTTACGCTACCGCTCGACGCCTTGCCCCGTTCCAGTTACCTTTTCAGTTACCGCTCATCAAAAAACCACGGTTTTCTGCCATTTTTTGCGGTAACTATAAAAAAGTTACCGGTAATTACCGCCCCTATTTCTTGCCATTTTTCGCCATCATCAAAGCGCCAGCGGTAACTGGGCAAATTACCGCCCATCCGTGGTCTTTTGGCTCGATGATTTCAGCGATTGTGAGCGCGCCGACCAGCTTATCTTGAACGCTCGGTTTCACATATTGCTTGGCCGATCTTTCGCTGATGTCGAGCTTCTGGATCAGGTAATCAATCAGCGCCGATCGTGAGATGTAAGGCATATCATCGACCACCTCGGCGCCTGCTGCCCACCACGCACCCTCAAACAGTTTGCGATGGCCTTCCAGCTTCGACTCCTTCTTGCGCTCAGGCGGAGCTTCTTCAGCCATCAGGACTGCGCTTGACACCTGTTCACCATCCTCGTCGAGCCAGCCCTTGATCGGGACGATCATGAGGTTCGCATAGACAGGCTGGGCCTCTTCAGCATCCTTGGACTTGCGCTGGACGATCTGCATGGGATTGTCGTTCTTGGCCGGGACAACGCTGATCTCGATTTCGAGCGCGCCTTTCCACGCCGAGGAACCGCGAGCGCGATGCTGGGCCTCTTCGGAAACGCCAGTATGATGGACGAGGACAACCGTGCAGTTAAACTCCCGCATCAACCCAGCGCAGGCATCGATCATAGTCTTTGCATCCTGGGCGCTGTTTTCATCGCCAGATAGGAAGCGATGAAGCGTGTCGATGCCGATGATGCTAGGAGGGGTTGGCAGAGCACGAATGGCCTCGACCACCTGCTGATAGCCTTCAGGTGTGTTGAGGTCACATCCTGCCCGACTGATCCACATATCAAGGTGTTTGGCCTTGTGGTGCTGCTTCCACGCTGCGACACGGGAACGCAGACCATGATGGCCTTCACCAGCCAGATAGACTGCCGTGCCTGCCTTGACCTTGTGTCCGTTCCAATCGGTCATGCCGGAGGCGATGTGTAAAAACCAATCAAGGACCACGAAGGTCTTGCCGCCACCTGATGGTCCGTGGACCATGATGAGAGCTGTCTCTTGCAGCCAGTTCTTGACCAGCCACTTGATAGGCGCTGGCTTGGTGCAGAAGTCATCGGCTGGAACGAGCCAATCAGACGCCGCTGGTTCGAGCAGGATTTTCAGATCGTGACCAGCGGCCACATAGTCGTTGGCATCGCCATCAATTGGAGTGACCACAACCCTTGCACCGTGCTTGGCCGAGGCTTGATCGGCATATTTCTGGCCTGTGCCGGAGGCATCATTGTCAGCGACAATCACGATCTCTTGCGTTGAGCCGTAGCGTTCACGCATGGTCCCGGTGACTGGGACAAGGTTCGAGGCTGAATAGGCAACCACGCAGGGTCTGCCGGTGATCTGGTGAATCGTAGCAGCAGTGGCGAAGCCTTCGGCTATGTAGAGAACGCCTGGTTCGTCGGTGGTTCCGACCATCCAAAAGCATCCGCCTGTTTGTCCTCCGCTGTGATAGAGTTTGCCGCCTTCGTTGTCGATGTATTGGAGCGAGGCGATTTTGCCTTCGGAAGAATAGAGCGGAGCCATGAGCCGCCCATCGCCAGTGATACGGATGCCGTTTGGCTCGATGCCTTTGCGCGCAAGATAGGGATGATCTGGGCTTGCGGCGAGGCCATTCGACCAGATCGTTTCCGCAGTTTCAGCCACGACTTCGCGCTGTTTCTTGATCTCAGCGTCCCGCGCAGCCTTGGCTTCGGCCATCCGCCTTGCGTGAGCCATCTCTTCGGCTGGTGTGATCTCGCGCCCTACGTCTGCGCGCCAAGTGGACTCAATGCCAGCTCGCCAGCAGCCGAAGCGTCCAGCAGGGATTCCATCTGAAAAGGCGACATACCAGCCGGATTTGTCGTGGCCTACCTTGCCTTTGGTTCCTGCGTTGAATCGGTGCATCTTGCCATCAAGGATGATTTCCTTGGGCGGTGTCATGCCAGAAGCCGCTATCGCATCGGCAAGCTGGACATGAGGTGGATCAGGTTCGATGGCTTTAGGTGGCGACCACGGGCCTCCGAAGATGTTAGTTAGGTTTCCGCTCACAATCACTCTCCATTAGCAGAGAGATAATCGTACAGCTTTTGCAGCGTCCGCAAATTCGGATTGTTGGCCTTGCCATCCCGAATGTTGATGATGGTGTTCGTGTGCAGCCCAGTGCGCGCAGCCACGATCCCAGGGCGACGATCAGCAAGCCCCTGCCGAATCCAGTCAAGTTCAACCATTTTCGTTCTCCTCAGTGAAATGTGATGGATGCCCTTTACATGGTGTGATTGGGCGTGTAAAGGCCGCAACACGCACCGACTGGATTGTCCGACTGGTGCTATTACGAGGAGAGCCGCAATGGCGATCAATTTGAAGAAGACTGGCGGATTGTCCGCCAATGGCGTGAAGCTGCTGGTTTACGGCCAGGCGGGCGCAGGCAAGACGAGCCTGATCCGCACTTTGCCGAATCCAGTGGTCTTGAGCGCCGAGGGTGGTCTGCTTTCCATTCAGGATGCCGACCTGCCTTATATCGAAGTGACCACGATGGATGATCTGCGCGAGGCTTACGCTTGGTGCAGCGACTCCAAAGAGGCCGCAGATTATCAGAGCGTGGCGCTCGATAGCATCAGTGAGGTGGCTGAAGTTGTGCTTCAGCACGAACTGAAGAAAAACAAGGATGGCCGTGCTGCCTATGGTGAACTCAACACCACCATGCAGGAACTGATCCGCGCCTTCCGCGATCTGCCCGGCAAGCACGTTTACATGAGCGCGAAGCTGGAAAAGAGTCAGGATGAGATGGGCAAGCTGCTCTATAATCCAGGGATGCCGGGTAAGTCACTGACGCAGGGCCTGCCCTATTTCTTTGACGAGGTGCTTGCCTTGCGGGTTGAGCGCGATGCTGACGGTGCAACCCAGCGAGCTATCATGTGCGATGGCGATGGTGTTTGGCTGGCGAAGGATCGGTCAGGCAAACTGGACGCGTGGGAAGCGCCTGATCTTGGCGCAATCATCTCCAAGATTGGAGGTGGGCAATGATAATGGAAAGCACTTTGGGAGAAAACGCATTTTTTGAATACGCACTAGAATTTGTTGATGAAAGAAGGTGGATCGATCTTTCTGATTGCGAAAAGCAATCATGGGAAAAGATAGCAAATTCAGTTGCTGATGTAATATTTGACACTCAATCCATTGCCATCGACGTAAGGAAGGGGAATTGGTTATGAGCCTGTTCGAGGATTGGCTTGAAGCCAAGGCCGCAGAGGCAGAGGCAGTTAAGCGCCGCCGTGCGATCGAGGACATGATGGTTGATGCCTTTGATGTTCCCGAAGACCTTGAGGGCACAAAGAATGTTGAGGCCGAAGGCTTCAAGGTCAAGATCAATGGCCGCATCAATCGCAAGGTCGATGCCGAGCGGTTGCAGGAAATTGCTGCCGAGCATGGCTTAGTCGATCACCTCTCCAGCCTTTTCCGCTGGAAGCCAGAGATCAACATGACGCTCTGGAAAGCAGCAGACGCTGCAATCACCACACCACTATTGGACGCGATCACGGCCACGCCCGGTCGCCCTTCTTTCACCATCACCAAAGCAGAATAACTATCATCAAGGAGTAAGAATAATGGCGTTTCTTGGAGAATCTTTCACCGCAGACGATATGCCGCAGTCGGATCGGTCCTATGATCTGATCCCCGATGGCTGGTATACCGCAACCATCACCAAGGCAGAACTTGGCATGACCAAGGCTGGCAACGGCCAGAAGATCGATGTCCGCTACGACATCACTGGTCCGAGCCACGAAGGTCGTGTGATCTTCGGCAACCTGAACATCCGCAATCCCAGCCAGAAGGCCGAAGAGATCGGTCGCCAGCAACTTGGCGAGATCATGCGAGCAATCGGTCTGTCGAAGGTCGAAGACACAGACCAATTGATCGGCGGAACGCTCCAGATCAAGGTCGGTCAGTCAAAGCCGCAGGAAGGCTATGAAGTCCGCAACGAGGTCAAGGGGTTTAAGGCTGTCGGTGGTTCCGCAGCTCCTGCTGCATCTGCACCTGCTGCACCTGCCGCAACCTCTGCGCCTGGTGGCGCAAAGCCGCCTTGGGCCAAGTAATCAAAACGTAACCGAAATGACCCCAGCCTTTACGAGGAGGAAGGAGCAAACCAAGGCTGGGGTCAAGTCGGATGGAGGACAATATGAAACTGCCCGAACCAATGAATACCATATCTAGCCTCATCGATCAATTCCATGAAAGCAAAGCCGAGAAGCCTCGTGGTCACATGGGTTGCAGCCTATTGGGCCACCACTGCGATAGGTGGCTTTGGCTTAACTTCCGCTGGGCTGTGCGCGAGGAATTTGAAGGCCGCATCCTGCGCCTGTTCCGCAGGGGCCAGAACGAAGAAGACATCATCATTCGCGATCTGCGCGCCATCGGGATTGATATTCGTTCCAGCCAAAGGCGTGTTGTGTTTGGCAGTCATGTGAGCGGAAGCCTTGATGGCATCATTGAGAAGGGAGTGCCAGAGGCACCCAAGAAGCGCCATGTGGCTGAGTTCAAGACGCACTCAAAGAAGTCGTTTGAAGACCTGCTCAAGAACGGCGTTGAGAAGTCGAAGTTCCAGCACTTCGTTCAGATGCAGGTCTATATGCACGGCACGAATATTGATCGTGCGCTCTATCTGGCAGTCTGCAAGGACGATGATCGGATATACACCGAGCGTGTGTGTTACGACCGGGAAATAGCCGAGAAGTATATCAAGCGAGGTCAGGAACTGGCCCTAGCTGACCGTATGCCACCGCCTATCTCAACCGATCCGACATGGTATCAATGCCGCTTTTGCCCAGCGCACAGTTTCTGCCACAAGGCCGAGCCGACCAAACACGCCAATTGCCGCACCTGCGCGCACAGCACTGCAAAGGCCGATTCAACCTGGCGCTGTGAACGCCATGATGGGCAGATCATACCGCCAGCATTCCAGCACAAGGGCTGCGACGATCATGTGATCCATCCCGATCTGGTGCCTTGGGATATGATCGCGTCCGAGGACGGTCACAGCGTCATGTGGAAGATTGGCGACCGTGTGATCGAGAACGGGCCTAACGCCTACAAGAGCCGTGAGATCGTGGCGAATCCTGCTGTGTGTGGCTCTGATATTGTTGAGGAGGCCAAGAGGCTTTTCCCTGGTGCGGAGGTGGTGGGGTGAGATACGGATCAGTTTGCTCTGGCATTGAGGCTGCAACTGCTGCTTGGCATCCATTGGGCTGGGAACCCGCTTTCTTCAGCGAGATCGAGCCGTTCCCGCGTGCAGTTCTTTCGCATCACTACCCTGACGTTCCCCTGCATGGGGACTTCACTACAATCGGAGCCGATGAATATGGACCAATTGACCTTCTTGTCGGAGGAACTCCCTGCCAGTCCTTCAGCATCGCAGGACTCAGAGGAGGATTGGATGATGACCGTGGCAACCTGGCGCTTGAGTTTCTTAGGCTTGCTCAACGAACGCGGGCCAAGTGGTTGGTTTGGGAGAACGTCCCCGGCGTCTTGTCATCGAACGGAGGAAGGGATTTTGGTTCCATTCTCGGGGGCATGGTCGAACTCGGGTATGGGTTCGCCTACAGAGTGCTTGACGCTCAGTACTTCGGAGTGGCCCAGCGCCGCCGCCGTGTGTTCGTTGTCGGATGCCTTGGAGACTGGCGAAGTGCCGCAGCGGTTCTTTTTGAGCGCCACAGCTTGCAAGGGCATTCTGCGCCGAGCAGAGAAAAGGGGCAAAGACTTGCCGACACCCTTACTGTTGGCGCTAACCAGTGTAGCAGGTTCATCGGAGACATAACTGAGGATGAATATCCAGAACAAGTTGCGGCTAGGATGGTTGCCTTCGGTGAATATGATATTGACGGAACGGCAAGCACCATAAAAGAGCGCGACTATAAGGATGCAACTGATTTGGTGGCTTTTCCCATCAATACGCAGTTGGGGCTGCGCGGCGCTGAAACTTCCAATTCAACCCGCGAAGGTATCGGCATATGGGGCGCTGACGATCCTGCGTTTACGCTTCAGCGGGCGCACAGTCATGCAGTTGCTACGCACGGAGGCGGGTTCGATGTAACTCCGACACTCACAAGCAATGGAGATGCTCATTCTGGTTTTCGTGATGAGCATGGACTTGTGCCAGTTGCATTTCCAATCAACACGCAAATTGGGCTTCGCGGTGCAAAAACATCTAATTCAAGCCGTGAAGGAATTGGACTTGGTGATGATGGAGACCCATCATTTACGTTACAACGAGCGCATAGTCATGCTGTGGCAACGCAATCTGCTGTCCGTCGGCTCACGCCAATAGAGTGCGAACGCCTGCAAGGCTTCCCCGACGACTTCACACGCATCCCCTATCGCAACAAGCCAGCCGAACAATGCCCAGATGGGCCTCGATACAAGGCGCTAGGCAACAGCATGGCCGTGCCAGTAATGCGCTGGATTGGTGAGCGCATTCAGATGGTGGAGAATCTGGAATGCTGAGAGAATACCAACAGCGCGCCCTCGACCAGCTTTACGAATGGTTCCAGAAGCGTGATGGAAACCCCTGCCTGGTGCTGCCGACCGGATCAGGAAAGAGCCACATCGTGGCTGCGCTCTGCAAAGACGCGATCCAGAACTGGCCTGAGACGCGGATCTTGATGCTAACGCACGTTAAGGAGCTGATCGAGCAGAACGCAGAAAAGATGCGCCTGCACTGGCGCGGCGCACCGATGGGGATTTATTCTGCTGGCATGGGCCGAAAACAGCTGGGTGAGCCGATTACCTTTGCTGGCATCCAGTCGATCAGGAAGAGAGCCAGCCAGGTCGGCCATATTGATCTGTGCATCATCGATGAGTGTCACCTAGTCAGCCATAAGGACGAGGGTGGCTATCGCACGTTCCTGGCTGAACTGAAGGAAATCAATCCTGCGATGCGAGTGGTGGGCCTGACAGCAACTCCTTACAGGCTGGGGCATGGCCTCATCACGGATGCGCCTGCGCTCTTTCACGATCTCATTGAGCCAGTCACCATCGAGGAACTGATCTATAAGGGCTATCTCTCGACGCTGCGTTCCAAGGTCACAAAGGCTGCGCTGGATACGTCTGGCGTCAAGAAGCGTGGTGGTGAGTTCATCGAAAGCGAGCTGCAGGCTGCAGTAAACACCAGCGACAACAACGAGCGGGTTGTGCGCGAGGTCATTGAACTGGCTGGTGATCGCAAGGCATGGTTATTCTTCTGCGCTGGTGTGGATCACGCTAAGAGCGTGGCCGATGTTTTGCAGTCGCAAGGTATCCCAGCCGCTTGCGTGACGGGATCAACGCCAAAGGCAGAGCGGGAGCGGTTATTGGCCGACTTCAAGGCTGGAAAGATACGCGCCCTCACCAACGCCAACGTGCTGACCACTGGCTTCGACTATCCCGACATCGATCTGATCGCGATGCTGCGTCCGACCATGAGCGCCAGCCTTTACGTCCAGATGGCAGGCCGAGGCATGAGGCCGAAGAGCCATACCGATCACTGCCTCGTTCTGGACTTTGCAGGCGTGGTGCAATCGCATGGCCCGATCACTGCCGTCCAACCGCCATCGAAGGCAGGCGAAGGCAATGGCGAGGCACCAGTCAAGGTCTGCGAGAACTGCCACGAGCTGGTGCACATCAGCGCGAAGGAATGCCCTGCTTGCGGTGAGCCGTTCCCGGAGCCGGAAGATAAGCACCGTCACCTCAAGCTGCGTGATGATGACATCATGGGACTGGAGGCGCAGGAGATGGCCCTGACAGGCTGGAACTGGCGCAAGCACACCAGCAAGGCATCTGGCAAGGATATGCTGGCGGTGTCCTATTATGGCGGTCTGAGCGATCCCAGCGTGGTCGAGTATTTCCCATTGACGCATTCCGGCTATGCAGGCGAGAAGGCGCTCAATGCGATTGTTGAGATTGCTGGGAAGGCGAACGTCAATTTCATCAAGGCTGATGCGCTTGAGGAATGGGCTGATCGGCTGAACGCTGGAGCGCATCCTTGGGCGATCGAGTATCGCCGCGATGGGAAATATTATCGAGTGATTAGGAGGAAGTGGAACAATGCCTAGGCCGCCAAAGCCAGATTTTCTGGTGCAATATGAGGAGTGGATCAAAGCTGGTCCACCTGAGTGCTGCCATACCTGCGATCACTATAGTGGCGAAGGTCGATGCTTTGTGTTCAACATGGAGCCACCAGCCGAGTTCGTGAACAGCTTTGGGCAGTGCGAGAAGTATGAGCAGGAGATTCCGTTTTGAGTGGGGACCGCATTCCCACTGAGCATGAAGAACAGCGCGAGGTGGTCCGCTGGTTCCGCCAGAAGTATCGGCCCATCCGCATCTTCGCCATTCCGAATGGAGGTTATCGATCTCGCGCCACTGCCGCTAGGCTCAAGGCCGAAGGCGTGGCTCGCGGTGTGCCTGATCTGTTTGTGCCAGCGCACAATCTCTGGATTGAGATGAAGCGGGTCAAGGGAGGCAGGTTGTCTCCCGATCAGCGGGACTGGATCAAGTATCTTGAGGGCCTGGGCAACACCTGCCTTGTTTGCTTCGGAGCTGATGATGCCAAGGCGCAGATCGATGCCTTTTTTGATGCCCTAAAATAATTTCGCACAATGTGCGTTTTCCACTTTACAGTGCATGATACCAGTCTATGATTTATCCACTGTTTAGGAGGAAGCCAATGCGTAATATCATCGAACTGATCCGCATCATGCCGCGAGAGGAATGGATTCTCGGCATCATGATGGTGACTGTGTTCCCAGCGATGTTCTGGGCTGCATGGGTGATGACACCATGAAGATCGCTCAAATAGCACCGCTCGACCATCGGGCCACGCAACGCCGCACACCTGATAGTATCTGGCCTCTGCGCCGCGCTGATGGCAGGACATGGGCAGAAGCCAAGGAAATCAAAAAATGATGTATGCAGACCGTATCCGGCAATGGGCCGCAGATCGTAACCTGATTTGTGGCAGCACACCGCAGGCGCAGTTCGTCAAGCTGATGGAAGAGGTTGGCGAGCTGGCAGAGGCTATCGCTAAAGGTAAGCCGGAGCAGTTCGAAGACAGCATCGGGGACGTTTTTGTTGTTTTGACAATCCTTGCGGCGCAGTATGGCTTTGAAATCGAGCAGTGTGTGGCGCTGGCTTGGGAAGAGATCAAAGATCGCAAGGGCCGGATGATTGATGGCGTTTTCGTGAAGGAGGAAGATGATGACTGAAGCAGTGCTGATAGGCTGCGGGTTTATGCTCGGCGCAGCAGCCGCTCTTGGGGATAGATACACCGTGATCGACCGAAACAGCGGCGAAAAAATTGGCGGCGGTCTGACCGCTGCTGATGCCGCCCACATCGTCCTAACCGATGACGGGCGGCAGTACGACATTCGCCCGTCTGAGGATGGTGAAGGCTTCGACTTGTGGAGTTGTCAGCCGGTCGCAAACAGAGGCTGGTTTAAAACCTTAATTTGGTCAAACGGCCCAGATCGCGATGCCGCAGAAACGGAGCTTTTCGCTAAAGTGATTGCCGCCAATTGGCCGCGCCACCCCGAAGTCCTGACTGACGAGCAATACGCTTTTCTGGAAAGGGAAAGGGAAGCGAAATGACAAATCGCCATTTGCGCGCCTAACTGAACAAGGGGAATTAACATGCCTAAGACCAATGGATTTATCGTTTATGAAGGGACATCCGCCATCGATGCCGCTCTTGGCTGGATGTGGTGGAGCCTCGCTGACGCGATGGACAAGTATGATGATTGGAACGACTACCAATGACTGAAGACGATGGATTTAAAACCGTGGTGCCTGACATGAACTGGAACTTCTCCGTGGGCGACAGGGTTCGTAAGGTGAAGGGCTACGAGTGGCCGGGCGTGGTCGTGGCGGTGTTCAAGACGCTGGGCGACAAGCCCCGCTATGTTGTCGAATGCACGGTGCCAGAGGTGGCAGGTGCGCTACATATTTATAATGGCGATCAGCTAGAGTTGGATCAGAAGTGAAGCAAGAAATCATCAACGAATGTGCAAGGCTATTTGGTGTTCACCAACGAGACATTGTAAGCGACGCGCGCTTCGGGTTCCTCATACCGGCACGGTTTGCGCTCTATAAGGCGTTACGGCTGCGCGGCTGGTCCTGCGCTCAAATCGGGAAACTGGTTAGTGGCCGAGATCATTCGACTATCTTGCACGGCCTGAAGAGAGCAGATTATATGATGGAACGCGATCCATCCTATGCCGCCAAAGTGCTGGCGATGGTAGATTTGAAGCCGACAGCCATTGACCCCGCGTTCCTGCCGCCAGAACCAGAAGCAGAACCAAAAGAATGGGAGAAGTGGTATGCCTGACTGCAATAGCGGAGTGATCGCACAAGCACGCCTAAACGTGGCTGAGAATTACGTTCAGACCTATCACATCAACGCCATCATGGCTGGTGATTGGGATAATGGCGAGCTGGTGAGCAGCGAAGTAGAGCGTCTACTAAAGAATCCGCCTTTAGCCGAGAGTGAGGATCAAGACGAGATCAATCCCGAATAAACATCTCTGGGGACACCATGACCCGACCTATCGGTCCCCACTTCTTGTGATAGGTTATGGACCATGCAGCGCGATCAGCGATCCAGCCGCCTCGCGCTGCATAGGCATCTCTGGCAGCTAGAGTTGGATGCTGCACCACAGTCACCCCATTGAACTCCTTTTCGTCCCGGTGATGCCGATGGCCGCAATGAATTTCTCTGCGCGTTGTTGCACCCCATTCTGCCGGGAACTGGGCTGCAAATAGCAACGGGAGAGCCTCATTCCGCACCTTGTGGCCGTGGTGGACACCGATCATGTTCTGGCCCCAGACATAGGCGTAGAACGGCAGATCGGAGCCATTCACTGTGACTCGTGGCTCGTCTTCAAAATGCACTGCAAAGGCATCTGCCAGCCATCCAGCAGACTCCTCGTCATGGTTACCTTCTGCGATGATTAGATGAACGTCCTTGTGCGCGCTCAAAGCCTGAGAGACCATGTGGCGAATGATTCTGATCGCCGCTCTGCGAATCTTCGGAAACCTGCTATCTGCATCGAGAACGTGCTTGTGCGCTGGAGTAACTGGCAACTTGCCATCGGTGTGCAGGAAGTCTCCCTGAATGTTGATGATCGCCATGCTGGCCTTTGGGCTGCGCTCAATCATTTCCGCCATTGCCGCCAGAATAATCCGCTCTGCAATATGGATGTCCCAATCAGCTCCGCCCTCTGGCTGCCAGGCATACATCCCCAGATGGTAGTCAGTGAACGTCAAGACGTTGCAAAGCTCATCGTCCACCATATCAGGAGCCGGGACTAGCTGTGCCTTGCCAATATCGTCATTGATTGCGGAAACAGCCTCTTTCAGCGCTTCCAGAATAGCATCATGCTTGACGCTGCTCTTCACCCATTGCCCGGAAGGCTTTCCCTCTTTGTTGTAGTAAGTCGAGATACCCTTGACGGTATAGGAATCAGGAACTTTCCGCACCATGTCATGCGCTGGCGAATAGCCTTGCAGTTCAGCTTTTTTAACGACTGCTTTATATGCATCTCTGACAGTTTTTTCATCAATGCCAAGCGCCCTAGCAGCACCTCGACCAGAGCCATGCAGTTCAATGGTTTCAAGGATCTCAAGCTGCCGAGCAGTGCAGAACTGCCTCAATTCTGGGTCAATGTGCTGCATATCTGCTCTAGGGGCAATCGTGATCGCAAACGCACGCCCAAGCGGAATTGTGCACCTCGACCTGCTTGACAGTCTCTGGTGTGTCGCGAGTGCTGTCGTAGCTGATTGGTGCAGCGATAGCGCAATAGCTACTTACGGGATCGGTCGAAACGTGAGCGCAGGCGCTCGTCACGCTCAGGATCAGGAACGCTGACAGCAGCCTCACCAAGTTCGATCTGGCGATTGATGGCATCGTTCATCTCCTTGATTGTTTCCTGACGGCCCTGCTGCTTCCAATGCTGCTGATCGAAGAAGGCAAAGACCTTATCGAGCAAAGCCAGCAGAGCCGTCAGGAACTTAATCATGCCTTTTTTTCAGCCAAGATAACGCCAACAAGACCAGCTACAGCAGCAGCCACAGCCGCAGAGGCGTTATAAAGATCGCTGGATACGCCAAATGCCAGAGCCATGCCGGACATACCAGCATAGGTCGAGGGCTCTTTAAGGCGCTCCAAAAGCCAATTTACCGCGTTCATATTATTTTCCTTTCGGATAAGCCTTCCAGGGCAGTTCCCAATGCGGACCATCCTTGAAGGTTCGCCAGTCCCCGCCCCATTGGATGGGAACATTCTCAGCCTTGGCAGCATCTTTTACGATGACAGCTAGCTGATGATATAGCGGCCAGTCCCAACGCACTGTTCCGCCAACCATAGGAGCCAGATCAACCGCGTGTCCGGTCAAGTGGCGTGAGTTCATAGTCTTGGTCGCACCAAGTTCCATTAGCTGCTTCTGGCGCTCTTTGGTGCGCAGACCTTCCAGCACGGTAAAGTCCAGAGACGAAAGGGCAGCAGCCTTGTGGACCACGCGTGCCAAGTCAGGATGCACACCAACAAGGCGCGAACGCGAACGCTGGCCGAGGACAATGCTCACTTCGATCGATCCTCTTTATTCTCAAGACGCTTAAAGACCGCACCAAGCGTATCATCCATGTGCTTGAAGCTGACCTTCATGTCCTGGCGCATCTCACGCATCTCAGTCTTGATCTCCAGCATGGCGCTGCGGAAATCATCTTTGCGGACATAAATCTCAGGCAGATCACGCTCAATAACGCGAATGTCTGCCTTCAGGTCTTTGATGGCATCCCATACTACCTTTAGAATCCAGCCCAGAGCAGCGCCAAAAGCCGTAAACAACCAGTTTATCAATTGCTGATCCAAGGAAACTTCCTTTACTCAAGAACATAAGAGCGAAGCATATTGAACGTCACTACATCAGTAGTCGCGCTTGTCCAATATAGCCTGAAAATTAGATCAGAATCATTGCTGTCTCTGATGGCTGTATCGTTCAGAGATGAAGTTTGCCCAACTTCATAAATGGAAGATGGCACATATTGAAACTCATATCGGGCGTTTGTGTTGTTTGGAATGTTTTTGATATTCAGCTTCAACCATCCTTCACGAACTCCAACGGCAGTAGGGATAGTGATCCCGCATAGCTTGGTCGATGCAGCACTCCCTTGCCCATGAAAATCTAGAGTTCCGCCAGCGTTTGCAGCGAACCTGATTCCAAGAATAATTTCCAACTCAAAAGTTGGAGAATAGAGAGTGTATGCAGGAATCCTGAATGGAATATAATCGCTGCCACCATATGCATTGTCTGCCAAGAGAATTTTAGAGGTAGTGGCAACTGTAAAGACATTGACAGGGACATTACCCTGCTCAAGCGAAATGCCATTATAGCTATGCAGAGCGCGCTGTCCGTAGCGTGAAATATATGGATTTACAGAGCCAGCGCGGGTGGTTGCATAAGGCTTGGCTTCCGAGAGAGAATAAAACGTAGTTGGATTACCAGCACCATTATCATCAGTGAAGATGCAGTTACCATTAAGATTGAAGTTAGCACCACCGATTGCCGTTGATGACACACCATCAATAACAATAGGAACATCAGTTGGCTCACCAAGGGTATTTTTCTGTGTGTGGATACGAGCTAGCCATTCAGCACCAATATTCGAGGCATTAGTGCTGAATGTGCATCCTTGGACATAGCAGACAACAAATCGACCAGCCTTTACGCCTTCAGCACAATTGGTGAAGGTGATACCGCCGCCGACATTATTACCGATATTTGCAGTGCCGTTATACTGGATGCCAATGCCGTAGATGTAGCACTTGTTGTAGATGCCATATCGGATCTTGAAGTAGCCGTGCCGCAACCACAGCCCAGTTTCTGTCGTATCGACATGGACATTCTCAATGAGCGTATTGCCATGCGCCCAGATGACGATTGCCCCATCAGCCCAGTTAGTGAACTTGATGTTTTTAATGTAGAGATTAACCAGAGCAGATGGATAGGCTGAACTGTCAATACGAAGCGCATAAACAGGTGCGCTGGTAGTTCCATCCCAAATTGTGGTTGGGACTTCTGAACCAGATGTGTTTACATTTGCGCCAAAGACCTCAAGTTTATTCTTGAAGAATGGCAATTCATCAAGGGCAAGGCCATTATCGGTATAGCTTCCAGCTAGGAACTGAAGCCTCCAAGTACCATTGAGAGTTTCAGAACCCATCGCCTTTACAATGGCAAATGCCTTAGCGACCGTCAGAGGCTGACCTGAAGAAAGGCCATCATTGGTAGCCGATCCAGATGCTCCAACATACAAGATGCTGGTCTGAGTATCATCAGGCTCAGGGTAATAAAGATCAGTGCTACGCTTCACAGCGCCAGGGCCGAAATGCCTGATAGAATGAAAATCAGGGATGTTAGCAGTAGTGAGATACGTTCCTGTCGGCCAATACAGAAATGCTCCAGATGCAACGCAACTTGCGACCGCATCCTCTACAGCAGATTGATCGCTGGTGACTCCATCACCAACAGCGCCGAAATCCTGAACAGATACGGATTCCTGCAATTTGGACGTAACCGTCCTATCAACTGCTCCAGTGTCGCCCTGATTATAGATTATGCCTAGCGCATTAGGGCTGATGCCAGTTCCATCAGGGAAGCTGTAAACAAGCGTATTCTTGTTATCCTTCACCGTTATGGAGAAGTTAGCAGCATCCACATAGACCTGAGCAGGAGTGCCATTCCGATAGATATAGCCGTCACTGGTCTTGAGAGGCTGGCTGGCTGGAATGGTCAGTGCAGCATCATAATAGACCGGAATCGGATTTGTGATCGGATCAAGATTGGCCGTGCCAATGTAGATGCTACCATTATCAAGAGGAAGCCCGCTTCGATCATAAAAGACCGGATAAGGAACTTGAACAGAAAGGGCGCTCATTGATTAGTCTCCTGCGCGCTTGTTATGCCTGAAATTTCTGTGCGGGGAAAGATCATCACTGTGTTTCCACCATAATAGCCTGCGAGTCAGCCTGAGCAGGCTCGCCGCCAACTTGTTGAGTAGCGCCCACAGCCAGAGCGGAGCTAATCCACGCACGCCGAGCCTCCTGCGTATTGAGGCCAAGGCCACGAGCAAAGAGACCGAATGGCTTGCTGTTCGCCAGGCGATTGATGGCACGGGTCATGTTGCCACCTCGTCCAGCCTCATTGACCAGATCACGATAGGCCGCAGAGCCGATCACTTCCGAGACACGATCAAGGTTTGATGCGCTGCCACGAGTTAAGCGCGCCAACGCTTGATCTAAGGCGAAGCCAGCGGCAGCGCCTGCTGGGCCACCAAGAAGAGCGCCAGTCCCAGTTGCAGCAGAACCAACGCCTCGCCTTGCAGCCGCATCCATCATCGCGCCAGTTAAGCTGCGAGCGTTGATTTCCTCAGCAGGGCCACCACGAGCGCGCCCAGTGCGAATAATTCTATTATCTGCATCTGCAATGCCCTGCGACACAGCATAGAGATTATCGAGGAAGGTGCGCTGGGATTCAGTCATATTGCGCGCCAGCTCGCGATAGACTGGCTCGTTTTCACGAATGCCACGATAAATAGCATTGAACTGACGGAATCCGAATCCGCCATTCGGACCAGCAGCTCGTGCATTGGCAAGAATGCCAGAGAATGCCACATCTGCGCGCATATCTTCTGGAATGGCTGCTATCAATCGGCGCAGATTGGTTGTGTCGCCACGAGCGCCTTGCGAGACAACAGACTGAATCTGCCTGCCAATGCCTTTGTCAAGATCACGACCAAACAGATTGGTCATCTCATCGCGTGCAGCATACATGGCTTGGAAAATCTGATTGCTGGCAGCGAGATCGTCTGCCGCATCCTGCCCAAGTTCACGAGCGACATGGGCAATGCGATCATCAGCCAGAGCATTGTAATAACGCTGGAGCGTGACACGTTCAGTGTCTGCCCACGGGCCAGTTCCTTTGTTGAGCGCATCGCCAATTTCACGCCGCAAACGATCCATGTAGGCATAGGTTGGCTGCTTAGGTGTTTCACCAATGCCAAGCGCCCGAAGGAGCCTGCGCTCCTGTGAAGTCATGGCCTGCGTGGCTTCCTCAATGCCGCCAAGATCATTGATGGTCTGAGCCAGCGCATCTTGCAGATTGGTCGCCTCAACACGGCTCTGCATATTGAGGTTGGCATTGACAGCCTCGCGCAGCTCATCGCCCTGACGCTGCAACGATTCCATATTATTGTTGAGGCGCGTGAACACTTCATCAGATAGGCCAGCCAGATCACGGCTAGCACCCATCTCGGTGAGCGATTCTTCAACCTGCCGTGCGGAATTGGCGACCGTCTGCTGCCATCCAGCATCGGCTGCGCTGCCTGGCTGCGAGCGAGCAAGACCCGTCAGATTGCGAAGCTGCACATTGGCGCTGAATACATCAGCAGGCAGTTCAAGGCCGAGCGATTCCGCAGCCTGAACAATGGTCGGATCGGCCTCAACGGCTGCACGCAGTTCTTCACGCGCCGCACGGCTTCCAGGGCCACGGCCAGCAGCACGACGAGCCAGCGCAACCATCTCTTCGCTGATGCCCTGCTGCTCTGCGGCGCTGGGAGCGCGAGGAGCGGGAGTTGGCGCTGCTGCACCAGCAGGAATGGGAGAGGTAGTAGGAGCAGCAGCGCCAACAGGGGGAACTTCAGGAGTGGGGGCAACGCCACCAGGAGGCACTTGAGCACCGCCACGAGGCGGAACAGGCGGACCAAATGCCTCTTGGACCAACTGTTCAACAGCTTCTCGCGGCGCACCGGTCTGCCCAGAGATGCGATCTATTACAGCGCGAACACCCGGTTCAATGAACCTGCTCGAAATTTGCTGTCCAGCCAACGTGCCAAGAGCGCCAGCGCCAGCGCCAAGCAGACGATCTTCATTGGCCTCGCCTGCGCCATAAGCTGCACCCTGCGCCACTTCGAGAGCGCCAAGGCCACGAGCGCCAAGACCAACTGCCTGAGCGCCACGCATGACAGGAATAGCCTGAAGGACCTGACCGCTTACTTCACCAGTGAACGATGCAACAGGATAGCGTTCGCGCAAAGCCTCTTTGCCAGCCTGAACAGCCTCAGCGTCCATTCCCAACGCCCCAGCAATCTCGTCCAGGCCACCAGAAGTTAAGGCATTGGCAGCACCGATGAAGTATGCGCCTGGGCTGGTCTCAGCAGCACGTCCGAGCACACTCTGTAAACCAGTGCGCCGACCGCTTGGGTCTGCGGCAATACCACGCCCCTGCCGGCGAACCTCATCAAGCTCTGCCTGACTACCAAGCGGGATGGTGCGATTGTATTCAGCGGCGATTGCCTGCAGCTGCTCAAGTGTTGCCGTGCCCCATGCAGCTTGCAGCCTGCTTTGCAACTCACGATCTTCAGGTGTCATGAATGTCTCACCAAGACCGGACGCTTCAAGCGGGCGCTCTCGCTCTTGTTGAGCTTGCTCTTGATCTCTTCGAGCCTGAAAATATTCGTTAATCTGGTCTACATAGCGGCTGCCGATGTGCTCACCGATCACAAGGTTTGGATCAATCCCGTATTCTGGGCTTTGCGCAAGTTGCCGATACTGATCACGAGCAGAGCGATAAGCGAGATTACGCTGCGTGATGATACCCAGAAGTTCACGCCGAAGCCCTTCACGAGCGGCGTCTGTAAAGCGACCGTCGCTCGCCCGCAGTTCTCGCAAAGCTGTCTGGACAGCTGCAGGAAGGCGAGCGTCAGTGCTTTGGATGTTGTCCATTTCACCTTGCTGAACTGCGCTGCCAGGGTCGATGGTTTTGGCGAAATAATAGACCAACGCGAGATCACCCGTGCCAGTCGGTGCAGTTCGGAGAGCAGCGGTAAAATTTGGAATAGCCTGCTCATAATCTTTAACAACAGGAAGGCCGCGAAATTCGGTTCTCAGCTCTCTAGCTGAACCACGAACTTCTTCGCGTGCCTGCCGCGCTTCGCCTTCTCGCGTAATTCCCAAGCGCTCTTGCTCAAGCCCAAGAGAAGTTTCCGCCCGCGCCTCACCGCGCTCTGCTCGCGCTTCTTGTGCTGCGGCTGGGTTGCGGACAACCACACCACGAGTTACCGGAACCGGCTGCGGCTGAGGTTCAGTAGGTGCATTGAGATGCCCGAAAGGATTTTGCTGATCAGCCATTACGGATTAACTCCCCATTCCCGCAGTTGGCGGAAAATCAATTCAACATTGGTGCCTTCCCGCGCTGCGCGATGGCCCCAGCTAATCAACTCTTCGTCGGTCATGTTGGGCCGTTCAGAACGCGGTCTAATTTGTGGTGCTCTTGCTACTGGAGGTTGTAGCGGAGAACCACTAGGTATTGATGTGTCACCCACAACCGCATTTACGTTGCCGTAAAGCCGTCGATACTCGGAGAACGGGCCACGGAAGATGCCTGTACCATCTGGCGTGGTCATTTCCACCATTGGATCAGCACGACCTTCGGCATACTGACGCGCCAGATTGCGTCCTGTATCGCTGGCCGGATCAATACCCGCCGCAACCAAGTCCTTCTGGAACGTGGTTAATTCTTGATCGCCGCCCAATGCTTGAGAAATAGTGCGGAACCGATCTGGGTCAGAGAACGCCAGCATAGTGCCGATCACTGTTCGGCCAGCGGCAGGATTGATGCGCAACGCAGCAGCGGAATCACGCAACTGGCGTGCAACGTCTGTTTCGCCAGAGTTCTCAAAAGCCGTAGCGTTCTGCTCCAAAGCTGCAATAGCTTGTTCGGGATTGATTGAACCATCAAGTCCTGGGCGAAGCATCGCAAAAGCCTGCGATCCGACATTGAACAAGGCGTTTCTGCGCGCATCGTTGAACTGCTGCTGTTGCCCCAAGAGGACTTCAGCAAGATCAAGATTGGCGCGCACCTGCGCCATATAGTCCGCATAAGTCGCATCAGGGCCGAGGTTACCAAGCACTGTCTGCAACCTAGTTGCTCTTTCAGCTTCGCGCTGCTGCTGAGCGATTGCCTGCTCATTAGCGCGACCAGCTTGGCCGATCTGCATACCCTGAACGAACTGCTCCATCGGAGAAGCGATGTTCAGCGAGTAATTGTAAGGCTGCGGCATTAGGATAGCCCTTGACCAGTGCGACCGTATTGCAGGCCAGCAAATTGCGCCGGGAGCGAAAGCACATTACCCCAAGCCTGTCCCTGACCCAAAGCAGCGCCTGCACGAGCAGCACCAGCTTGGCCAAGTAGATCGGCAATGCTCGTGGCCGTCTGCATTCCCGTAGAGCCGACACCGGTAGCGGATTGCTGGCCGAGTGTAGTCAGACCACCCAAGCGACCGTATTGCTGTTCAAGGAACTGATTGAGCAGGGCTGGACGATACTGCGCCAGAGCGCCCTGCACATTGCCGCCACGCAATCCGCCAGTGGCCGAAGCCTGCTGGAGCATAGCCTGCTCGCCTTGACGAGCCAGCGCTTGGAAGATCGGGCTGGCCTCCTGCTGCGCCACATATTCAGCCTGTGCTTCTGGCCCTGAGAGACCAACTGCCGCCATCTGCTCCTGCAATGCGGGAACACCGACCTGCGTGTAAGGTTCAAGCAGTCGGCGCATTTCCTCGCGGGCTGCGCGCTGTTCAGCCGCACCGAGATCAGCAGCGGCGACCTGTGCCTGCCCAGCTTTCTTGGCGGCTTTGCTCTGAATAGCGCCGCCGATCAGCGAGGTTCCGCCAACGATTAGCCCGGTTACTGGATCAGGCATGGTGCATTTCCTTCATATATTCCTCAAGGCTTTCGCCATACATCTTGAGAACAGTGTGACCGATTTCCATTGCAATTTCTGCGCCATGCTCGATCTGCACGGCTGCAAGAACGAGGTCGTAATAACCAGCACGCCAGACAAAGCTGGTGGCGCAGGCTTCGCCATCCCGCTCCACTTCGTCGGAAGCCTTCCATTTGAACACAGCCACGCTCATCAGAGGCACGAGAATGTGCGCGTTCTGCTGATAGAAGCTGCTCGAAGGCAGGCCGATCAGAGCATTCCAGATCACAGCATCAAGATCGGCGCGATCAATATCATCGCCATCCGCAACATCATCAAAGAGCTGGATAACATCCCAGAGCGCGATCAGCCAATCGGAGGCTTCATCCGAAAGACTGAGCGTGTCGGTGAAGTTCCGCCTAAGCCAGTATTTGGGCGCTTCTTGCGTCATTCAAACCCCTTCACAGGTGAGCCACCGGCTGCTCAATGACGCTCGGTGGCTGCACCCTATCATAATCAATCTTCAAATTCAAACTCGCGCTCTTCCCATGCTTGGCAGGAGCGCAGATCATGACAGATGAACTCGAACTTGGTGCAATAGCCACGGAAGCCAGCTTCAACGTCCCAAGCATTCCAAGGGATCTTGTCCATCTTGGCCTGTGTCAGCGTGCCGTTGTCGTAGTATTCGCAGTTTGAGCAGCGACGACGACGCGCCTCAGTCTCATCGACCTGCATCGCCTTGCCCAGCGCAGCCCAATACTCAGGATTGGCACCGCGCTCGTTGGTCGGCTTTTCAGGGCCAAGCATCCAGTCATCAATGACGGTCTGGGTGTTTTTCTTGTTCTGGGCAGCAGTGATAAACGGCTCGCTTTCACGAATACCGCCGAACCCTTCAATGATGACGACAGGCTTTTTCACGTTGTAATCTCCCGACCAGAGGCACGAATGGTAAGCGATGCGGCAGCACTGGCAATCGTCGAGATCGACGAACCGGAATCAAGAACCTGCCCCACCAATTCAGGGAATGTGTAAGTTTCGCCAGGGGCGATCATACGTGCATCTACAATCAGGTTGCTATCTGATGCGCTCCCAGCATTTCCTACAAGATTCACGCTCAAGCTCTGATTGCCAGTGCTAGTATTGGTAGCAGTGAACTTATCGATAATGCAGCGACAATCAGCCGCAATATATTGAGTTGTCTGCGTGGCTTCTGCCGTCTTGGCAGGGATGATGTTTTTAGATGTTATTTCCATTTTGCAAACACCTTAAGCTGCCATATTACCGCTAGTTAACAACGGCCATCCCATCGCATCGCAGTCACTGACCCGGTCGGGGTGATCCGCGACGTAGGTGGCTCGGTCGATGTATTCCTTGCTGGTGCCGTCTTCGTAGGTGACAACCAGCTTGGACTCGGCGGTGTTGAAGGTGATGGATTCGATCATTTAGGCCACCTCGTACATTGCTATGTAACTAAACGCTATTGCACCTGTCGCGGACGGATAACAGCGAATATCAAAGTCATCGTTGGTCGTGTTAACGACGCCCGCAATTACGTCTCTGTTGCTAAGTTTGTAAGAGGTGCCCGTTAATCGACCTTGGGTGGCGGTTGTAATGTTTGACGCAATGGGAAAGCTCATGCGAACCGCGCTGTTCGTGTTCGCCGCTGTGAAGGTGAGGGTGATAGACCCGTGAATGGTTACTTGGTTGCCAACTCGGGTGTAACGGTTAATCGTTGCCGTCGAACTGGATACGTTTGTCCCGTTGGTGATCGTCGGCGTATAGGTTCCGCTGAACACGTTGCCATCGGATGCTGCTGGGGCGGTGACAGCCGTGTGCTGAATACTGAAGCCAGTGCCCCCGGTAAGGCTGACAAGCGCCGCCCCACCGTTAATATCGAGCATAGAAGTAGTGGTCCCGGCGCGTATCGCGGCAAGGCGAAGCGAGCCGTTCTCCAGCGTATTGGTCGTGTCATCAACGTCTACGAGGATCGCACCGTAGTTGCGCAGCGCCCCCGTGCTGCTGTTGCTTTGGAAGTTCTGGCGCACAATGGTGTCGCCAGCCGTAGCCGTCCTATCGCGATACAAGTTAAACGCGGCGGCGATAGCGGTGTTATCACTGCTGGTGAACCGCCCAAGGCCGGTCGTCGTGGTCAAAACATCAAGCGGGAGCGCCGGAGACGCCGTTCCGATACCCAGCCGGTTGTTGGTGTCGTCCCAGAACAGATTGGAGTTGTCCTGCGAGTAAACGCCTGATGCACCTGCAAACACGACCGAACCCGCCGTGAAGGCCGTGTTGGTCCCCGTACCCCCATTGCCGACGCCGAGCGTGCCGCTAACGTGCGTTGTCAGGCCAATTTTGCCGTAAGATGGGGCTACGCCAACACCACCAGAGATAAGGGCGTTGCCTGTAGCGACGTCCGCCAGCTTGCTGAGCGCGGTGGTGGTTGAGGCGTAAAGGATGTCGCCGACCGCATAGCTGCTCTGGCCGGTGCCGCCGTTGGCGGCTACCAGCGTGCCAGCGACCGTGATCGCGCCCTGCGTTGCGGCGGAAGGGGTCAGGCCTGTGGTGCCAAAGTTGAGCGAGGTGACGGCGACGCTGGTCGCGTTGCTCCACGACGGCGCGGCGCTGGTGTTGCCGACCAGTATCTGCCCGGTCGTGCCTGCCGCCGTGACGCCAAAAGCCGACGCGGTATTGCCGTAAAGCACGCCGTTTGCGGTAAACGTGGTCGCGCCCGTGCCGCCGTTGGCGACGCTCAACTGCGTACCCAACGTCAGACTGGACGCATAGGCGCTGCCGTTCACTTCCAGCTTGTACGTGCCGGATGGAACGACTCCAATCCCAAGATTGCCACTGGTATCCAAAGTGGCGCGAACAGTGCTGGTACCACCAGCAAAGAACCTGATCGGTCCTGCTGCTGTGCCAAGAGAAAGGCCAGCAGTAAGGCCAGAAGTGGTCCAAACACCACCGCCATTAGCCCCACCAGTAATCGGATTTCCTGTATGCGTGCTGGAACCAGCCTGGATGTTGATAGTTCCAGCATCAGATACTGCTGCATAGCGACTAGCTGCGCTGTTTCCCGCATTAGAGTTGAAAATATTAACTTCTGTCAGGGCATCAGAACTGCGCTCTACAGAGAGATCGTAGGCTGGCAGATTTGTGCCAATGCCAAGGCGCTTGTTCGTCCTGTCCCAAAAGAGACTGCCATTGTTTTGGTTATAGACTCCTGAAGCTCCTGCAAACACAATGGAGCCGTCTGTAAATTGAACGCCAGTTCCTGTGCCGCCATGAGTAACACCCAGAACAGGGATATTCTTCCAATAGCCCAGAGCATTATCATACTGAATAATGTCGCCGTCAGCCAAAGTTGTAAACTGGACATTGCTATCCGTATCGCCAAGCACAGAACCAGCCGAAATGCGGATTGCTATGGAGCCACTGCCTCCAGAACCTGCATTGACCACAGCAGCGACAACTGCTCGCACATTGGGGGCATTGGGTCTGGCGTTGGTCAGTGAACCAACATATGCAGGATTGTAATATAGAATATCGCCATCAGCCCAGGATTCACCGACGCTGCTGCCAGTGGTGTTGAAGCCACGCAGAACGCCAGACCATTGGACAAGGCCGAAATTGTTATTAGGTATATCTTCAGCAGCTATACCCATGAGCCTAACGCCATCATTCACGCCAAGGCCGATGGAAGATGGTGCGCCAGTCATGACTCCAGAGGAGCCAACCGCACCAGTGAACATCACCAATTGGCCTTTAGTGATCGCACTAGTGGCCTTGATGAAAAAGAAATTATCCTCGTTGACTTTACCAGCCACATTTAGAGTTTGCTGGATATTAAGAGTGTTGCCACCATCCCAGAACGTACGCCCTATATGCGGAGCAGGAGTGAAGGATGTGGTGGAGTAATCAATATAATCAGTTGCAACAGATCCATTATTCTCCTGCGCTGGGGCTAATGCAGAGAGATCAACTTTGACTTTTGATTCTGAGAGATCATCGACTTCTGAAAACAATTTTTCAAACTGCTTGATCTGCTCGAAATCCTGCAAAAAGGACGCGAGTTGATCGCGGGTAAGGCCAAGTTTAAAAATAGCCATTAGTAAGCCAAAGCCTCAATCGTCGCCTCAAGTCTGGCGCAAGCTATATGAGCATCGCTTGTGCCTTGGAACCTCTGAATCCTCCAGTTCCTCATCCAGCCCTGCTGGAACCAGACCAGGCGCTTGGCACGCTGTCCGGTCTTGCCAGCCTTGATGAACTTGTTCTGACTCCAAGTGATGCCGTCCAATGAATAGCTGGTGCTGATCGTCGGATCTTCACCAAATGCTACAGAACCGGTCAGAGCGACCAGTTCAAGATTGGTGAAGATGGCACCGCGCCCTTCATTATAGACGATCATGGTGCTGAACTCCCAGCGCACAGTCTGTCCCCAGTGCGTGGAAACATTGTCCACGAAATAACCAACGCTGTTGCTCGTGGGATCACCGACAAGCCACCTGTCGTAGCACCACACAAAGCTCTGAGCGCGATAACGAGCGAAGCCTTCAATGCTGCTGGTCAGCGTGAACCACACCGGCTGGCCAAGTTCCTCGCTTGCCGCTGCGTCAAAAACCAAGGTGCGATCAGGCAGATGGATGTAAAGGTGTTGGTGCGCCTTGTCGTTGCGCGCCTCCAGTTTCACCAAAGCCAGTTGCGCTTCGGTGTAATCGAGCAGGATTTGATCGATCTCCTGCGTGCTGATCTTGGTCGCCTTGGCATTCACGCCTAGATAGATGCCTGGAGCCTCATTGAAGCCGCTGCCGATGAAGGCGACAGTCTCCATGTAGATGCAGCAACCTTGCGTCCCCATCACGCCCTTTTCGATCTGGGCACCTTCAATGCGCTGGAATGGGAACAGCTCACCGCCCACGTTGTCGAACACTTCGATGGTGTTGCGATTGAGCGCGTACACTTCATTGCGGAGTTTGAGCAACGCCACAACCGGATCAGGATCAGCTTCCGATGAGCCGTACTTGAGTGGATTCACAGAATACGGATCGCCCAGCTCCGTGACCACCAGATACTCGCCGTCTGTGGTCATGAAGTAGCCGTCAACCCAGACTACATCCAGCACCACGCCTAGATCGGGATCTGTCACCTGCGTGACGGTTACACCATCATAATAGAAAAGGTTTCCATTGGAGGCGATGGCCAACAGGTCGAAGGAATAATCCATCGAAACGTCTTTTCCATCTGTTCCAACGTCACCGAGGATCGTGACTGCGCCAGTGCTTGAGACCGAGCAGAACTTAGAACCCATGACGCGATAACACACGCCGTTCCAATTGATGCCGCCACGATCAACACCGGGACCTGTGCCGTTGCCGACAATGCCATCGGCAGGGCGCGAAAAGCCGTTGCTGATCCCATTGCCCTTTGGCACTGGCACCATGTTTACTGGATAGGATGTGCGCAGGTCTGGGCCAGTGTCGGCATAGATGCCATTCAGGATCGGGATCTGGACCATCTTACCACTTCACCTTGTCTGCCCAGAAGGCCGCGCTCATCTTGCCCTTGGCGATATTGCGTGCGTGCCGAGCCTTAAAGCTGGCGCGCTTCTTCTTCATCGCCTCAGATTCCCCGGCCTTTGGCTTGCCAGCAGTCTTTGCGCCTTGCTCACCGAAGCGGATCGTCTTGATCTTATCGCCTTCCTTGGCGACGACGATGTGCGACTTCTTCGGATGCCCAGGCGTGCGCTTTGGCTTGTTATAGCCGGTCACGCCAGCACGAGTGAGGCGTGAATCCTTCTTCATTAACCAACCTTCCAGTTGGTGCCATCGCTGTAGACTGGGACGATATTAGCACCGCCACCAACAACAGTCGCGCCAAACGTGGCAGTCGAACCATCGGTGATGAAAGCGCGCGTTCCGGCACCTGCATTGGTCGCAGTGGGAAGCTGGCTATAAGTGGTCGGAGTGGTCTGGACCGTGTTGGCTACAACGCCGTCAAAGTTCTCCTCCATGTAACCGAGCATCGTGGTCACAGAGCAGCGGCGAGCATCGCCTTGGCTGGTCACATACAGCGGGAACTGATCTCCGCCAGAGACCGTCGTTACGGTCGGAAGCTGATTGATAGTCGGCATTGATTAACTCCACTCAATAGGACCATCAGGCCCAGCATCAACAGGATCAACAGGCGGATAAACATACGGGTTATCCCAGCGCCAAGGCTTGTTGCCCTGACCGATAGGCATGGTCTCAGGAAGCTGCTTCTCAAGCGGGAATGTGGCGCGTTGCAGCAGAACATTATAGCCACTCTTGGCGATGGCCTTGGTATCAGGCGAGACGGTCTTGCCGTATCCCGGAGCAATGCGAACAGCGAGATTAGTAATGATCGCTTCCCAAGCGCTGTCTGGCACGAAGGTCGGCTCATCAAGATCACTATCCTGCGGGCTGCTGGGCATCGCATAACCAAGGCGAACGCCCTGAGCGTTCCATTCAGCGATCATGGCATCCAAGCGCCGCAGAGCGCTCTCAAGCTGTTCAGGCTGAAGGTCGAACACATAATCAGCCAGCCCGATTTCCTCAAAGGCTGCGGTGACGAACTGGCGCTTGGTGTATCCCACGATTAGTCCTCCAGAGCCTCTGCAATGCGTTCAGCCAACTTCTTATCAGAAGTGCGCGAATTAAACGAGACCCCAAGTTCCTTGGCCTTGTGTTCCAGTTCATCACGGGTCGGATCAGACACCTCGTCCACGGCATCTTCAAAGGCTTCGGCAGCCTCAATGATCTTGCCAGCGAACTTACCGGCCACAGCTTCCTCGTAAGAC